CAGTGTTGCTGTCAACGTAACAACATAGACGCCATCTTCGCTGAAAGTGATGTCAGTTTGCTGTGCGTCGGGATCCGCGATAACCGGAGCACTCATGGCAGCACCTCATTGTCAGACACACGGAAACTGATGTCACGCATCTGCGCCTCACCGCGATTGACGGCATGACTCGCTGACGACACATGCACGTTGACCGGATAGCCGAGATCCGTCGCTGAATCAAGCAGCAGCGTGATCGGCTTTTCGCTGACGCCATCCAGCAGGATCGAGTCGAACAGGTCCAGCGCGGCGGCATCGGTCGGGTCGTAGAGCAGCTTGGCGGTGCCGGTGGCCTCGCGCCGGCCGGGGATCACCTCGGCGTCCCAGGAGTCCACTGGCGTCACGTCCAGCATGGGGCGCTGCTCATCGAGCGACCATCCGGTGCAGCGGGCGACACGGGTGCCGTCCACGAAGAGCTGGCCGCTGCGGCCCGTCAGGACTGCCATGGGGAGTGCTGCTGAGCACCCAGTCTACGCGACATGGCGAGCGGCGAATCGACCTTCTAGGCGCAGCCGCACCAGCTTGCGGCCGGGCACCGTGTCCACGATGGAGGGCTCCTCATCGGAGAAGAAGAACTGCATCCCACTGGGGATACGGGCCTGCAGCGCTGGATCCATGCCGGCGAGCAGCGGGCTACTGATCGTGACGGAGATGCGATCAGCAGAGCAGTCGAGCCACGCCTGATAAATTAGCGCGACCTGCTCATCGGGGATTCCGCCTTCACCGCCGAACTCCAGTATCAGCGGAATCTTGTTAGCGTAGCGGGCGTAAATACGCTTGGTGACATTGCCGGCCATCTGCGGAAATGTCTTGACGGCGTATTCGCCAGTGCCGCCGGAGCGAACAGTGGGCGTGATGGGGGGGAAGGTGGTCATAAATCACAATGAGGGGTCTGGTGGCGATGGTACGCCTGCCCATGAAGCGGAAACATTTACGCCGTCAAAGCTAAACTCAAAAGTTACCGGATCTGTGGGAATGAATGGTGCGCCAGTATTAGTGGCGCCAAACCAAGAGCGAAAAGTGTCACCGCCTTCTGCCATAATACTTCCAAGAAAGCCACCAGCCGACGTGAATGGTGGCATTGGGTAGATTGGCCCTCCTCCCCACCAAGCAAGCGAGGTTGGGCTTATCGTAAACGAGCCTGTAAATACAGGCGGATTGCCGGTGGAAATCCAAGCAGAAGGCAGCCCGCCTCCTTCGCCAACAACTCTGTAAAAGGGATAAAGCAAAGGGTTGAATCCGCCCCAGTCGATACCTTCGGCGCAAGTCCCACTCCCAACCCATGCACCATCTGCGCCAAAGCCGGGTGATGGAGTTGCAACAACAGGCGCACCGTGATTACGGTATTGCTCAGCGAGTTGCCCGATGAACGTGATGGGCTCCAGTCGTGTATAGCCCGGTGCAACCTGCTCGTACTTCAGCTCGCCGGGCGCAAAATGCCATTCAAGTGTTGGCGGAATCTTGGCTAGCAGTTCCGCTTTGATGCCAAAGAAGAACTTGGCTGGCAATTCAAGCGGTTTGTAATCCCCTTGCGCTGCATCGCAGGCGGCCCACACGTCCGCCATCTGCTCATCGGTGATAACACCAAACGCGATTCGCAGGCTGGCGTCAACGCTCAACGCGCCAAAGCCACGGACAGAAGCACTGCCGCCGTTCTTCGGCTCATAGCGGCGATTGGGAAAGCGACCGAGCTTCAGTTCACGGCCGCCCTCTTCGGCAATGGGCTCCAGTGGCGGGAAGGGAATGGCCATGTCAGATCCCCCACTTGTCCATAAGATAGGTTTCCAGATCGGTGCGATCAGCAATCGACAGAACGACCGGCACCGCTACCAGCTCGCAGATGTACTTTTCCCATCCGCGGTTTAGGTTGACGTTGACTTCGGAGCCGACCATGACACCGTTGCTTGTGGTGAAGTTACCGCCGGAGGCTAGCTGGAAGCGGACTAGGCATGGGCTGTCAATCTCGGGGAAAAGATTGGTAGTTCTGTTCGTCAAACTATTTGCGTTAATGTAAGCAGATACGCCGTTGTCGTACAAGCCAAAGAAGCCACCCAGCACCCAGTATGGGCCGGCGCCGTTGATAACGATCAAGCCGTTGTAGTTGGGGAACGCGCCATTACCATCAAACTCAACGACAGCGTAAAACTCGGCAGCCGTAAAAGTACCAGCAGCGGTCGTCAGATGATAGTCGTTTCCGGTAGTTGGCCATGTAACAGCATCTAGGCCGTTGACCGCTGCTGTGGTGACAGATGGCCGCTGCGTCGATGTCGCCTGGGAGAGATGCCAGCCGTTCCCACTCTTATCGTCCCACTGGCTGACCTTGCCACCGTCGAGAGTGATGGAGCTTGCGTCAGAGGCGTCCCACCACGCGACCGGAGAAAGCGTCAGCGGATCAAATGTAGGCGCGTCGTCATCTTCAATCGTCCCGACAACTGCTGCCACAGTGCCAATGACATAGCCAGTGCCTGCCGCAATCTGCAGACTTACTGTTCTGTCGCCATCAGCATCTGCGTTGTCGATGGGCGTCACCAGCACGTCGGCACTCGCATCACCCGCGCCAATCACAACGCTCGTGTCAATCGTGTCGTAGTCTGTGCCATTGACGGCGGTGCCAGCAATCGTATAGTTGACGGTCAGCGCTTCAGTCGTGTCGCCTGTGCGGGTGAATGTGAATACAAGATCGTCGGCGCTGTTTTCGACAACGCTGGCAGGCGCGACAGAGAGCGTAATCGTCGGCAGTTCAGTGACGCTCCACTCAAACGTCCAGCCGTCAGTCGGCAGGCTAGCGCCTAGGATGCCTTCATAAAGCGACGTGCCAGGCGCCAGCGTATCAGCGCCATCAATCGTCAGCGGCTCCTCCGCGAACACGCTGACCAGCTTGATTGCGGGATAGACAACGCCATCAACAACTGCATTGAGATTGACAAATCGAGAGCCGACCACAGTATCTGAGAATGTGATCGTCACCGTGTCAGTGGTTTCATCGGCAAGCGTGCCTTCGCCGGTCATCGTCCATTCGTAGGTTGCCGTGGTGAATGGCAGTGCGATATTGGCAGTCAGCACAACGTCGCCACTGCCAATGCGATAGTCAGGGCCGTCAATCGTAACTGCGTTGCCGGTGGGCGCCGTAACAGTCACCACCCGCGAACCGCTGCGATCGAGACTGTCTGACGTGCGCGTAGCAGTGACATTCAACGTCGCAGTGCCGACGCCTGCGAACGTGACTTCTGGCGTCTTGGATGTGTCATCGTCAAAGGTGACGCCTGTACCAGTCCACGCATAAGTGTAGGTATCCTCAGGCCCGTCAATCTCTGCAATATACATATAAGTGCTGCCATCAACAGCGCCAAGCGGGCCGATGACGTTCACGCCAGCAAACGGCGGCTCCAACGGTACATCAGGCGGTAGTTCACCGATCAGACCTTCGATGACCCACGCGTCAGGATCATCCCAATCCTCCAGCAGCAGCGAGCGGCCATCGCCGTCCAGCGGGAAATAGCTGGCGGTGATCTCCAAGTTGCCTTCGTCGTTGTAGCTGATAACTTGCGCCTTGAATGTCTGTGTTGCCTGTACGGAATCTGCGATGCAGAACACGGCGTTGCTATAGCCGACCACCTTGCCGGCGGTGACGACGATGGCGACCTCCTGCAGTTCGCCGCTGCCATCCCAGAGCACGACGTTGTAGGTGCCGTTGGCGAGCGGCGTGCCGGCTGTGGTGGTGGTCGAGCCGTCCGCGAGGATCACGCCGTTGTTCGGCTGCTCGTAGGCCAGCACCTCCATGCCGACCTTGATGATGGCGCCGGGCTCCAGGGCGTTGCGGTCCGGCAAGCACTCGATCGTGATGTCGTGCGTGATCAGCCGCTGCTCACGGCAGCGCATCTTGGCGGCGTCTACGGCGTGCCGCTCGGACGTGCCGAACTCACTGATGTCGAGCTGCACCAGCGGCGCTGAGTCGGGCGTGCCGGCCTCGCGGACGGTCAGCTCGCGGATCACCGGGAACAGCCCCCGGCCGCTGAGATCGCTCGCCTGTCTTTCCTCGCGCCACTTCACCGACACACGGATGGGCTGCCGCTCCTGGCTGTCCCGCTCAGCGACCGTGACCGCATCGGCGTTGCCGGCGGTGAACAGCGCGGTCGGCGTGTACTGCTTGCCGAACTCAGCGATAGGCGACAGGTGAAACTTTCCGTTCTTGGTGGAGAGATCCAGCAGGAACAGCTTGGCCAATTCAGCACCCTTGCCGCGAATGTTAATGGGGTCACTGATCCCCATGTCGAAGAAGTATCTGCGGCTGTATGTCCACTGGCCTGCAGCATAGAAGCTGGCAAAGTCAATCTGTGCTGGGCTCACAATGTCACCAGCGCCGAAGCGCTCATTGGTGAGCATGATCGCCAGCACTTCAGGAAAAACGTGCGTTGCACCAAAGCCGCAGTTGACGTAGACGCTGAACTGGTTGAGTTCGTTGAAGCTGGGACCGCTGCGAAGCGTCAGCCCAACTGTGGAGATGCCCTCGTAGGTAGGGATTGACGGATTGGGCGAAATCAGGTTGACATAGGCAATCTCATGCTCCGGCTGATTAGCAGAAGTTTGGATCTCTTCGTAGGCAAAGATTTCGGCCAGTGCGCCATAAGCATCGGCATAGCTCGCTTCGTCTTTCGGTCCAACGCCAAGATCGCCAAAGCTGCTGAAGATGTTGACCTGCGGAATGGTGGCCGCCAGACCGAATGTGCCCGGCCCCGGCGCCAGTAATTCACCGGAGTAGTTGAACACAAAGCCGTTGCTCGATCCAGTCTTGGCTGGCCCCGCCATGCGGCTATCAAGAAGTACCAGCGGCCCAGGCGACAGATTGTTGCGGATCTCCCAGCCGGTGAGCGGCAAATGCTGAATCTCCCAGCGCTGCGCGGAGGGAAACTGCAGCCGGATGTAGTTGTAAGTCGATTGCTGCGTCTGGCTGGCAATACAGAAGTTCACGTCCAATTCGGTGAACGCAGCGTCAGAGCCCGCAGGACGGCAGCCAATGCGGAAGAAGCTGTAGCGTTTCTCAGGCAACGAGATCGTGCCAGATGTCAGTTGCGACGTATTGAGTGTCTGGCCGGCACCGATGACAGCGCCGTTGTAAAGGTCGCAGGAAACAAGATCAGACCAGAAGCCGGAGTACGCATCACGGAAGTTGCACAGCCCGCTGTAGCGGATACCAAGCGAACTCTTGTAGCCGATTTCGATAACCTGCGTTGCGCGATCAACGATGAACGACGAGATCGCTGCGCGGAACAGATGACTTGTCTGCGTGCCGTTATAGACGTTGCCAGGTGTCAGTGCATTGCGCTGGATCGCTGGAATTGACGTGCAGACGGCATAACCAGGCCGCACAACGCTGAACTCGGCTTCAATCGTGACGCCACCGCCTTTCGGCTCGTTTTCTGCTTCCGAGACGAACACTTCACCAGCGGGCGAGCGGCCTGTGCAGATGGCGTAGCACTGGCCAAACTTGTATAGCTCGCCAACGACAACAGAATCATCCCACTGGCGCTGGCGACCGGCGATGGTCTGTGCGGCATCAATGCCTTTGACGATCCCGACAGGCGGCAGCAGCCATGCAAACGCAGTGTCGTAGTCGCTGCTCGCATCAATACGATAAACGAAGCTGTCGCCTACGTTGAAGTAGTGCAGTTCGCCTTCGGAGGCAAGTGTGTAGGAGGGGCCTGGCATCGCTACGCAATAGGCTCTCCGACCGGGCGATAGGCTATCACGCCTGAACGCGACGAGAAAATGACCGACTGTTTTATCCGCTCTGCTTTGCCCTGAGAATCCCAGTTACAAGTAATTTGGCTAGCCCCACTACTGCCAACTGGCTTCAACTGAGGATTGCTAGTTGAGCGGATGACTGGACTAACCCGATAGCCCAAGTTGTTGCCCATCGGCGCATACACGCCAAACGCCGTCTGATTGTTGGGGCGACTGACGTAGCAGAAATCATTGCTGTATTGCTGGTTGATGCCGCGCACGTCAAACACGCTGGCGCCACCATCGTTCTCGGCATTGCCCTCGTCGTTCGCAGCAAGCCGCCCGGCAATGTGATCAGTGCTGCGAATCAGGCCGCCGCCAGCGCGAAAGTAAACCGAAACACGGCCTGCAGTGTTACCCGTGGGATTCAGATCGTAGGTGCCCAGCAGGTTATCGCCAATGGCGAACTGCCTTGGATCCAGCGCACCAATCGGTCCCTCGGAAACCATGAACGCCGCCCGCAGCAGTTGACCGGTGCCCTGCGAAAACAGTTGCGACCACAGCAGGTTGGTGTTGACGCGCACGCCGCCATACCACACGCCATCAAGCTGTTCGCGTTTGGCGAACACGACAGGGATAACGCTGCCCATTTCGACAACGTTCTGCGTGCTGCTGAAGCCAGCGCGAGGGGCGAACCTGCCACCGCTGACGATGTTCTGGCCATCAACACTGGTGGTATTGAGCTGCGCTGGGTTGTTGTTCTGCCGGCGCGATAGGCGGCTGGCGAGATAGCTCAGCGCCAAGCCGATCACCAGCTTGACAAGGAAGGGGATGATCAAAAACGCCGTGGGTTGGCCAGGGCGAATGTCATTGAACGTAGAAGCCTGCTTGACGAAGTATCTGTATTGATCTTCGTCCCATCCGAGCAGGTCGATCAGCTTCCGGTCCTCGGGAAGCAGGATGACCCGTGACTGGCGGGGGGAAAGCATCAGGAGAGCGGGATCGAGCCGGTCGTAGGGAGCTGGCCGACGAGCGCCGTGGTGAGTCTACGCCGTGGGAACTCGGCCTCGATGGCATCGAGCGGGCTGCCCAGCCGCACGGAAAGCGTTAGCTGATCGTGGCTGAAGCCAAGAATCTGATAAACGTCCTCGCTGTACTGCGATGTCTCGACAAGATCGTCAGGATCCAGCCATACAGTTCGCAGTCGCATCAGATGGCGCAGTTGCGATGCTTCCTTGAAGATGTTGAGATCGAGCTGATTCAGCGAAAACAGCACCGTTGCGCTAACGGCAGCAGCCTCCAGATCAACAGATCCACCGCTGAAGCCGAAGCCTGCATAGGTGTAGTCATCGCCCATGTATTCACGCACTTGCCCTTGCGTGAAGTTCTGCCATGCTTGGCCGGCGATGGGGACGCCGGTTCTGTCAAGGATAGCGATGTAGGTGCCAATCGCAAGCTGTGACATCAGCGCATCCCAGCGGCACGACGAGCGGCCGGCGATTCCTGCAGCCGGCGCTGGCTGTAGCCAAAGGACTGCTTGGTGGCCCGATCGATGATCTTCGGCACTTCGTCCTGCCTGACGTAGGCGGTGGAGTCGAACACCAGCGTAGGCCCGTCGTAGGAGATCGACACCTCGCCGCCACCCATGCCGGCCTCGCCACCGGCGGCGCCAGGGCTGCTCAGGGAGTCCCACAGGCGGCTGCTGGTCTCGTTGGGGATGATCGTGCTGAGGCCACGGGCAACGGACAGCTCGGGGCCTTGCTCGCCCACCCAGGAGGGCTGCCCGATCGGCGGGTTGCCGCCCGCAGCGAAGCCGAGGGCGCCCGAGAACAGGTCGGTGATGATGCCCTCTTCAGCGAAGATGGCGTCGCTGAGCCCGCTGCCGCCGAAGGCGCCCGAGACCGGGTCGGCACCGGAGAACAGGCTGCCGACGAGCTGGCCGATGCCGCCGCCGAAGCCCTTAGTCGCCGTGCCTGCTGTCAGCATCTGCGCGGCAATCATGAACTGCGTCGCGGCTTGCTGCATCAACGTACCGGCCAATACATTCTGCTGAGCGGCGACGTTCTGCTGAACAGAAGCAAGCTCTGCCGTCAGGTTCGGCCGCAGCAGGTTAAACGCCGTATCGGTGATCAGTTGCTCGATCGGACGCAGCGCCGACTGAATCAGCGTGTTGCCGATCGTAGCAAGCATTGCGGAGAACGCTTGCCGGATGTCGCCACCAGCCACCGATGCGATCAGCGCGTTGCGGATGCCGTCACCGATCGAGCCGCCGATGGATTGTGCATCCTGCACGGTCTCCTGCAGCAACGTGAGCGTGCGGACGGCATCGGCTTGGCGGCGGGCCTGCTCATCCGTGCCGCCGCGATTTTTGATGCCAGCGAAAGCGGCCGATGCTTGCGTGCCGACGCCGAAGCCTGCATCGATGCCGCTGGTGAGATTCTGGATCTCGCGCTGAGTATTGACTAGCTCCTGCTGGAAGCCGCGCTGCTTTTCAATTTCCAGCAGTGCTTCGGCAATCCTCAGTTCTTCGCGCTTGTTCTCAAGTCCTTTCGCCAGCGCCTCTTCACGCTCCTTGGTGAGCGGACCAAGAGCTTTGACGGCCTCAGTCAGCAGCTCCTGCTCGCGGGTGTTGGCGATTTGCAGTTCAAGCAGCTTCTGCTCGGTTTCTGTTTGCTGGATGCCAGCCGCAGCAATCCGAGAGGCTAGTTCCAGTTCTTCGCGCTTCCGCACGATGCTCTGCTCGCCCACGATCTCGCGCAAAGTTTCTTCTTCGCGGCGGCGCAACTCTTCGCGCTTCAGATCCTCTTCAACCTTTTGTCGCTCGCGCTGAAGTTGTTTGTCGCGCTCGGCCTGAGCCTTCAGGTCGAAACCGGCCGTGCCAACGCCGATGCCGGGGATGGGGTTGGAGGGCATTGGCTGGCCGCCGACGCCTGGACGTACAAAATACCCTTGTTGCTTGAAGTAGCCAAGGTCGGGGAAATTGCCTGTGCGAAGGCCACGGTTACGGCTTTGGTGGAATACGTTGTTGCCGCCCGTATAAACACCAACATGCGTTGGATTGCCAACTCGGCCACGGGCAACGATGTCACCGGGCATGAGCTTGCTCCAGTCTGTCATCACCGTCCCAACGCGCTCAACGCTTTTGGCGGACGCATCCATGGCCGACGAATTGACGCCGACAATTTTCAGATACTCCTTGACCGCGTTAGCACACTGACCAACGATACCGGTAAAGCGTGCGGTTGCTTGTGTTGCGCGATCAAGAACAGTTGGACTGCCGGCAATGCCAGCAACGCCAGCGCCTGTCGCCGTGCTAGGAGACAGGAACGCTCTTGCATTTGCGATTCGCTGTTCAGTGTTTTGCGTTGGCTTGTATGGCTTAAGAAAATCATCTTGGAAGGCAACAGTTGCTTCTGTAACATTTTTTGCGGAACGAAGCCGCTGCAGTGCACCGGAGAACGCTCGCGCAAGCTCAAAAGCAAGAAACTCAGCTTGTACGCGAATGTCGCCAGCGCGGGCTTGGCTGCCTCCTGCAAACTGCAGCAGCCGCTTCTGACGGCCTGGGTCAGTCCATTGGGCAATGCCGTAACCACGTCCGCTAGCTTGATTCAGGTTGCCCTGCATCCCTCCTTCCAGCGTGCGCGGACCAAAGCCGGGCGACTCATACTGCAAATTGCCAAGGATGCCGGCAATGGCAACATCAGAGAGATTCAGCTTGCGGCGAAGCGTGCTAGAAATAATGCCTGCGTTTGTATTGCCGCCATTGATTAATGTGCCCGTTTCCGCTGGCAGCGCTCCGCCAAGCCCGGCCATGACAGCACGCAGCTCATTAGCAGCACGAATTACACTATCTTCTACTTGCCTCGCTATCGAAAGCTGATAGTCGGCCGTGTCGCGCTTCAGATCCTCTGTCTGCCGCTCGATCGAGATACGGCCACGGATCACGGAATCCCGCTGCCGCTCCAGCGCGATGCGCTCGTTCTCCAGCGCTCGCTGCTCCTGTCGGCTGGCTCGCTCGATCGCATCAATTCGCAGCGCCGTTTCAATTCGCCCGTCACGGATGCTCCGCTCAAGCGCCTTGCGGGCCAGCTCCTCCTCTTTGCCCGCGCTGAGGATCCGTGCCGTGCGATCATCTGGCGCTGCCTCAATCTGATTATCAAAGCGACTGCTGATCTGACTATCTTCGATCTGTCCGCGAACACGAGCAATCTCCAGCTCTTGTCGAATCAAGTCAGCTCGGCGCTGCGCGATCTGATCTTCGGTGCGGATGCGGAAATCAGCAATCGAGCGCTGCAGGTCCAGCTCCTGACGCGCCTGATCGACGCGGGCCTGAGCAAGATCCTCCTGCCGGCGCAGCAGCTCTTCGGTTTCTCGGATACGAGATCGAGCAAGGTCAACTTGCTGGCGCTCAAAATTGCGTCGCGTTTCAGCGTTTTGGCGCTGTTGATCAGGGTCAAGCGGAGGCGGGCTGATTGGCCCCCTCCTTCTGTTTTCTGCCTCAATAATGCGCTTAGAGCTTTCAGTCAGCAGTCTTTCGTACTTGGCTTGATCGCCACCGACAAAGAAGCCTTTGCTTGCCTCCTTTCTGGCTTCATCTTGAGCGCGGGCAAACGCTGCAGGATCTACGTCTCTGGCCCTTGCCTGAGTGGAAATTGTATTTCCGACTGCAGCTAGATCATTAAACCATTTGACGAGACCAATAATAGATGGCAGCAGATATGCTTGGATGCTTACTGTGAGCTGCGTCCAAGAGTCCTGCAGCTCCTTA